GCTCATTGCAATCTCACCAACATAATCACCAGCGTTACCAAGAGATGACGCTGTGTTTGTAAGCTCAACATAACCGTATCTGGTCATAAAGCCTACAACTGGTTCAAATGTTGCTGGATCTAAAACAACACCAGAGCTCATTAATGGAATATATGGGCAGTAGAAAGCGGCTGCATCAGCTTCGCTTGAACCCTTATAACCAACAAGAACTGGAGTTGTGTCGCTTGCATATGAATCAACATATACACGCATAGCACCATTTAATGTACCAACAAACTTAGTGTTTGTAGGAGCTTCAAATGTGCCTTCTGTTGTACGTGCAAAAGCACTTGTTGTTGCGCTCTGAAGAACTGTTAATGCGGCTGGGGAAACAACTGCCCAGTTACCTGCACCACGTCTTGTTCTTTGAGCAATCTTGTTAGCAACTCTGTTAACTAAAACAGCAAGAGCGGCATGCTCGTCACCAACGTATGTAGCTGTACCTGAAACTGCTGCCTGGTTGTATGTTTCTTCAGTAGCGGCAAGGCTTCTTAAAGAACCAAGTACTTCCTGGTCGATTTCAACAGTAATCTCTTGTGCAAGAGCAGCCATAATCTCTGCTTCAACATCTAAACCGTGCATAGACTGTGCGTCTTGAGCGGCTTCAAATGTCCAGCGAGCTGATAGCTTTCTGGTTTTTGCTTCAACAACTTGCTTTAAGATCTGAACATTGATCTTACGTCCTGGTGAACCTTCAAGTGTAGCTGTGCTGTCAGCACGACCTGATGTTAAAGAACCAGAATATGCTGTTGCAATCTTGAATGGTGAAAGTGCTTCGTCACCAGCTGTTGTATCTGTGATGAATGATGAAGTATCATTTGTAGTTTCAGCATAACGAACACGTAATGTGTGAATTTGTGCTACTGGACCTGTCATAGGCTGAACACCAACGATTTCGTTAGCAATAACGGTTGGCATTACACGTCTAATGACTGGTAAAATAACTCTGTTTAATGTTGCAACGTTACCACTTGTTGTTGCACCACCTGTTGCGGCTTCCATCAAATGCTTCTTAGTATTTTCTAAGATAACATTCATAGATGTGCGGCGAGAACCTTGTAAACCTTCTAACAGGGCATCTTTGGTCTCACCCCAACGGCCTTCTAGTAAAGTATCTGACATTTCAGTTTCTCCTAATAGTTTTACTATATTATAGCCCTGCTAAACGCTTCAGTTCAATGATATTGCTACCATCAGACTTTGAAACGTCCTTTGCAGTCTTGTCACCAGTTACTTCTTTTTTGCTCTCAGCTAAAACCTGCTTTGCGGCTTGGTCTAACTTTGAGTTGTTAAGAACGGCTGGCAAATACTTGTCAAATGCAGACTGAAGTTTATCAGTTTGCACAGATTCTAATAAGTCGCTCATTACAGCGGCTTTCTCTTTGTTTAATGTTTTAAGTAATGTACCCATTGTTTCTTTACGTTGAGCAGATTCCTTAATAACTTTAATTTCGCTCTCTTTAGATTCAACTAATTTCTTAGCATCGTCTTGTGCTTGACTTGCTTCTGCAAGTTTTTGATCTTTCTCAGCAATAATGCTTTGAAGTTTCTTAATTTCCTTGTTCTCATTTAAATGAGTACCAGCAAATTCACTTGCGAATGCTTCAAACAATCTACGTCCAAACATGTTCTCACGAGCATGTTGAATGTCTTCTTTGAGTTGAGTTAACTCAGACTCTAGATTCTTAGTAACTGCTTCTTTAACTAAAGCTGAAGAGCGACCAATGAATTTAGCCTTAAGTTCTTCCAATTTGTCTTTGGCACCAGCAACAAGTTTGACCTTTGTTTCCACAACGTCTTTCTTGTCCTGCTCAAACTCTTTGATTTCCTCAGCGAGTTGACGAATAACGAACTGCTCGACTTTGCCCATTGTACCGGCCATTACCTTGCGGTCCTCACGTAACTCTTTGAGTTCTTCAGAAAGTTTACCAACTAAGAAGCCTTTGAACTTATCTGCTGTCTCAGACATCTTTTGGTTGTACTTAACTCTATCTTCTGCTAGTCTCTTCTTATCTTCAGCGAACTCTGCGAGCTCCTTAGATAAAGATTCGTTCACCATTTTGTCTAAAGCCTCAACCATGACTGATTTGTCATGCTCATAGCGTTGTGAGAATTCCTCACGAAGTTCAGCACGTACAGTCTCTTTAGCTTCTGAAAGTTTTGCTTCCCAAGCCTCATTAATTGCCATTTCTGTTTCTTCGTTAATAATTCCGCTATCTAGCAATGGTTTGATTGCTTCTAACATACGGATCTCCTAAATTTTTAAGTCTCTAATTAAGCGAGTAACTTGCTCTTTTAGATACTTTTGTACTCGTTGATTTGCACTAGCCTCACTGGCCATTTCTAGAACCCTATGTCCACCTTTCATATTCAACAGTCCTTCGTAAATCGCTGTTGGATAAGCATTAGGTGCACTAGGTTGTGCAACTACATCCACCGTTACTATCTCAAAATCGCTGACGTCGCCTGAGGACTCTGAGACCTGACCACTGCCTCTTGAGCTTACTCCTAATTTAACGCCTGATTCTAACATTGTTTTGACTAAATTTCCCATCGGTGTAGGTAGGATCTTTAGTTTACCAAAACCATTTGGTCCGTCCATCCACATTTCAGTAATCATGTGGCTAACACGATCTAAATTAATTTTCAGATCATCAGGATGATCTACTTCGCCTAAGACGGAGTA